GGAAAAGGTTGGCAAGGTGTAAAAACAAAACAACAACAAACTAGTAGAAAATACTACTCACATACTGTTGCAAGAAACGGAAAAGTTTATTTTCCTCCAGCAGGCCACGATGAAGATTGGAGTGAGATGCTGGTTATTAACAGTGTTACAGATGAGTGGTATATTAAAAATTTAGATATAGGAAAAGAAAGCAAGAAATATTTTACTGGCTTAGAAAATAGTCAAGGAAAAATCTATTATATTCCAAGAGGTGGATGTGTTTGTGAGCCCGAAGATACTTGGAAAAGTCAAGGTGATCTAGCAGAAGTATTAGTTGTCAATACCAGTGACGATAGCACGTACACTATAGACATCAGTGACTATTTTAAAGACAGCACAACTATAGAAAAGTATAATGATTGTGTAATGATACAAGACACAATGTTTGCATTTCCATATGGTGAAAGCGAAACATTTCAAACAGTACTAGTATTTGATACAATATCCGGTACTGTATTAAACACGATAGATTTAAACAATGTATAAAGCATTTGAAGAATTTTATAACGAAGCACGTATTAGGCATCTTGTACTAGAAGTAAACAAGGACGAATTAATTAGTCCGCCTTTTGGTACTAGAAACAACGAAGAATATGATATGTGTGCGTTCTACAAAGACTACACCAGTCTTATTCCTTTAGATAACGTGCCACCTGCAACTAGTAAATTTAATGCTGTAGGAGTTACTGACGACAGCGTATGGCTTATTCCATATGGCATTTACGATGACCTAAATGTTGTTGTACAACTAAAAGATAAAAAGCCAATATACCATACACTAGATAAAACAGGTAAGGGACAATTCTATAGTGTTGCTAGTCACGGTAACACTGCTTGTAGTTTTCCTCTAGGCTACGAAGATACACAATTCTTAATTTATATCAAAGACAATAAAGTTAAAACCGTTGAAGTAGATACAAACGAAAAGAAAGCACATATGGGTACTGTGTATTGTAACGGAAGTTATTACAGTATGCCAAGAGGTGAAAGTGTTCACTATTCAAACATACTAGAGTTTGATGGCAAGAAAGTAATTAAGCACAAACTAGACCTACCAGAAGTATCACGCAAATACACTGATGCTGTTGTTGTAGGTGATAAACTTTTTAGTTTACCGTTCGGAGAAACTCCAGGACTAAACGAAGTAATTGAGTTTGATACAAAAACAAAAGGATGCCAACTACATAAATTAAATGTTGACGACTTTGCTAAAAAATATAATGCACAAGTACTAGTTGACGATGTTATTATTGGATTACCATACGGAACAGAACATGGAGAAAGTAATAAAGGTGTAGTGTTTAATACTGTTACTAAAGAAAGTTTTCAATTTAGTATAAAAGAAACTTACGGTGGTAAGTTTAGATATCGTAGCGGTATTGCTTTTAAAGGCTATGCTTATTTCTTACCAGCAGGAACTCCTGGATGTTCTTTATATAAAGTAGACCCTAACGGAATATGGATTTCAAAAACATATCCAGATAATTTAATGTTTGGGCGTCCTGTAATTTACAAAGACAAAATACACACAATCGTTTATAATACACACGATGATAGTTCAACACTAGTTACTGTTAACGATTGGTTGGACATAGAAACGGTGGCTGTACTATGAACTGTTACGCTCCTTGGCACGCCTTAAGTATACGTTTCAACGGTGATGTTGTTCCTGACTGTGTTTATGAAGGAAGACACGGCAACTTGCTCAAAGACGACTTACCAACTATTCTACGCCACCCTGGATTAAACACAACTAAAAGAATTATTGCCTCAGGCGATTACCCTAGTAATTGTATACAATGTACAGCAAAAGAATGTGTCAATGGACACAGTAGACGTAAATTTTTTGAACAAGTTCTTAACCCTATGCTTAAACCAGAAAGCAAAGGCAAAGACGACATTTACTTTTTAGAATTTAATATGAGCAATGTTTGTAATTTAAAATGTCGTATGTGTAGTGGTGTAAACTCAACTGCTTGGATTAAAGAAGATTTAAAATTACAAGAACTTGGCATTCCTCGTCCTATACACGAACCCGACTTTGGATATAGAAATCTATCACCTGACATTGTAGATAGATTGTTTGAATACCCCGAATATTTTAAAAACTTGCAGTATGTTAATATTAAAGGTGGCGAACCTTATATGGAACCTGCTAATAAACAAATTATGCAGAAACTAATTGATTTAGATCTTGCTAAAAATATTACACTTGATATTAGTACAAATGGCACTGTTATTGATTTAGAGTATGACGAACTAGCACAACAGTTTAAAGAAACTAAATGGCATATTAGTATTGAAGGAGTGGGAAAACTATACGAATATATTCGTGGTGGTGCTAACTTTACATTTGAACAGTTTGAAGAAAATCTAAAACACTTTGATAAAATGGATCGTGTTATTTTTGCTGGAACTGTAATGACTTATAATGTTTGTCACTTAAACGAAATTCGCAGTTGGTTTGAAAGTGTACGCAAAGACAATTATGAATTATATCTTAACAATGTAGTTACAACACCTGCATATCTAAATCCAAGAATACTTCCAACATTTATTCTAGAAGGCACAGGTTATACAGAAGGATATGATCCCGAGAACTTAGATAAGTTTATTGAGTTTACTCTAGAACTTGATAAGTTAAGAGGTACAAACGTACTAGATGTTTGTCCTGAACTAGACACTCTCTTTTCTTAAATAGATATCGCTTAAACAAGCACATACACCTTTTCCGCATTGTACTGTTTCAGTTGGTAACTTATAACGCTCAATGTTTCCTAATGCGCCGCCTTCTTTACAATCTGCTCTATATATGTTACCCCACATATCAACATTAATCATATGTAGTCCGGCCCAACATTTCCAACCATAGAATGTATTTTGATTTTTAGCAATTAGATCATTAGCAGTTACAGGTACTTCATCTAACAGCAATTCTCCTCTGTGTAAATGTGTGTCAGGAAGGTTTGTAAAGAAAGGCCAATTTTTAATTGTGTCTAATTGATCTTGTGTATAGTTTGCTGGTTTATTTGTAATTGCATCTATGTTAGACTTATCTAAAATAATTTTAGGCCATATACTAACGTTATCACTGCTTGAATATAATTCTTCTGCAATGTTAAACATTTCATTAAAGTTTTCTGGCGATAACATTAGATTAACAAATACAGGACAATAACTTTCTTGTATTACTTCTTTAATATGATCTAGTTCTGCATATTCAGGGTGGTATGAAATTATATAGCCATCTGTGTATTGAGATATTGTTTTGTAATATTCTGCACTCTTGCTACCGTTAGTTAAAAAACTAAATGTGTGTCCTCTATCTTTAACAAGTTTAGCCAAGTCAAGAAAATGTTTCCAATGTGTAGGCTCGCCACCACTTAGTCTATAACAAATATCTTTTCCTGGTACATTAAAATTTTCAACAAAACGTTTTACAGTTTCCCATTGAGGTTGTCCTGTACTACCATTATGCAAATGGTCAGGACAATAAGAACAACGATAGTTGCACTTGTTAGAAAGTGTCCAACTAACAAGGAACCAGTTTTCTTTTTCAGGATTTTGATATGTTAACTTCATTCTGCCATTGTGTTGTCTAGTATAAGTTTCTGTGTACGGTCATTTAGTTTAACTGTTAAAATTAAACTGTATAAATTATCACTAAAACTAAACACACTGTGATCTAGTTGAAAGTTTGTAAAATACACATAACCAGGTTCGGGGTATCGAGGCTGTCCGTCTATCATCTGGACATAGTTTTCAGGACTACATCTACCAAACACAACTAGCAATCTAAAGTACTCTGGACTAGTTCCGTGAAAATCCCTATGAGGTGGAAAAAATCCACCTTGGTCAATACGTAGTAAATGTACACGCCCAATGTCTGGAGAAAATATATCTACTAGTTTTGCAATCTCTGGAATTTTATGATAAACTTCTGTAGGTGTGTTAAAGTTTTCTTCTTTCATCTCAACATCGTGATACTTTTGCATATACCCAAAACTGTTTAAATGATAGTTGTCCATAACATCACCAGTATGACTAGTTACCGGAAGACCCCAACGATTATTGTATTTGTCTTTTTTAACATTGTAAGGACACCAGTTATCTTTAAACTGTTCTAACTGTTGTTCAACTTGATTATGATCAATATGCCATTTAAGTTTTACTTGGTTTCCAAGGTTTACTAAACTTTGCCAACGCAATGCTCTTTCAATTTCTGGGCTATACATATATACTCTCCAATTCCGGAAACACACTAACAAAATCTTGTTCCCTAGTTTTGTCACTAATCTTTAAATACTCTTGCAATGCAGGAAGTTTGTGACTCCAATCTTCAGCATTCATATAATCAACAAGTCCTAACCAACGTTCTTTACCATATGGATTTGTATTAAATTCAAAATCACGTAAAAAATGTGTTGCAAAGTTAGTTATCTTTGCACTTACCTCTTGTTTAATGTCTTTGGGTAGTACTCTTACATTCATATAACTAGGCAAGTAGACTAAATGTAATCCTATAACTCCAGCACCATAAGGAATTTGATTAATCTTTTTAAAATTCTGTGCTAGTTTCCATTCGGCTAAATCAACAATATGGTGTACGTTCAATGCTTGTACTGCACAAGCAATGTTAACAGTAACGTTATCTGGGGTATTGTCCAAGACTTTTAAGTTTTGTTCAATTTGTGTAAACTTGCTAGGATATCTTATATAGTCATTACGTTCGTTTATAGCATCAATACTAAAATTAAATTTAACGTGTTTAAAGTTATTCCATAGTTCTAATAATTCGTTGTTAATTTCTGTGCCGTTTGAGTTGTAACGTAAAATACAATTCTTCGCATACCCTTGTTCAACCATATATGTAAGAATAGCATAATGCTCTGGAATCATTAAAGGCTCACCACCAGCAAAATATAATTCTTTAATATGCTGTGCTTGACTTTTCATTGTGTCAAGGAAACTGCCTTTCTTGTACCAAGTGTAATCAAAATTAGGATTCCAACCCTGATCTTCTTTTAATTGAGGATTTGTGTACAGTGGATATTGTAATTTCCAATCTTTAATCCAACTAGAACTATCGTGCGGACTACACATAACACATTTTAAATTACACATATTACCTAATCGTAAATCAAAGTATGGAATGTTTACAGGTAAACTTCCGTCATCGTTAGTTTGTGCTACTATACTGTCAACATCAATTCGTTCCTTCCAAACTTCTGTTTCCCAATTACGTTTACTTTTAATTCCTTTTGATTCTTCTTCAAAACATTTACGACAACTTGCAGGCACTTCACCGTTTAACATTTGTAATCTTGTGTTACGCATATGCTCTGAGTTCCACACTTCTTCAATAGTATGATCTCGAACGTTCATTGCAACGCCGTCGCGTTTTACAAGTCCAACTTCTTTGTCGTCAGTTACACCTGCGCCACTAGCATTAGCGGTACAGCATACACGCACATCGCCGTTAGGACGAGTTGCTAAATGTATCCACGGTAAAGGACAAAATGTCTTAGTTGAATTGTTCTTTGAATCTGTCATATGTTCCGCACTGTTTTTTACATTCTTTTAATGGATTAGTTTTCCAACCACGTTCTATTGTATCAAAAAATCCGTCATCGAATATTTCTTGCATAGTATTACTATGCAAATTAGGGTAATTTCCAAAATGATTTAAAAAGTCAATTCTACTTGTTGATGTAGGTTGTATATAATCATGATCCAGCCAGCAACAAGGTAATAGATTTCCATTAGCACCTATATAAATTGCACGTTCTTCTTTTACTTTACATTTAATAGTACACACCTCTTCAGATGCTTTTACTTGTTTAATTTTTTCTTTCTGTTGTGTACTTTTTTCTGTCGGGTATAGCACATCAACTTGTTTTCCGTTTTTGTCAAGTACAGGTAACGCATCATCTCTAAATCTGCTTGTGTTTTTACTATAGAATTCTTTAAACCCCATATCACCTGCCATATCTCTACAACGATCAACTTGATGAGAATTATGACTGAAGATCAACATATCCCATATAGCGTATCCGCCAGCATTAATAAATGCTCTTGCATTTTCTAAAATTTTATTCCAGTCTGTACCAATACGATATTTGCTGTGTGTATCTTCTAATCCGTCAATACCAAAACGAACACGCACATTTAATTTAGCAAGTTTTTCAAACCACTTTGTATCTCTAGCACTTCCGTTTGTATTCATACTTAGGCTAATTGATGAATTTGTTTCACGTAGATATTCAAATATTTCAAGTGTGTCTTTTGCAATAATAGGATCACCAAAGTTACCACACATATACAAACGATCTAGTTGTCGTACAATGTTTCTCGGTATCCAGTTAACAAAAGTTCCTAGGTCAACTTCATTTAATTTAAGAAAAGGATTTAATGGGCCGCCTTGTAAATTTCTTGCACACATAGGACAAGAGGCTTGACACTTTGAAGTGACTTCTAAATGTATTGCTCTTATTTCGTCTAGTTTATACATTACTGCTTCTTACCTATAATCATATAACGTTCGTATTTCTGTTGAGGGAATGTTCCTCTAAAGAAAGGTTTAATTTGACTTTGTGTTGTAAAGTGGTTGATACCTTTTGCACATCTAATATGTTCATCAAGTTCATCGTAATTATTACTTTGTAATATAATAGTAGCATTGTCAGGTACATTGTTTAACCACTGCTCATATTGTTCCTGTGTAATATGTTCACAACTCGTGTTAATAACAATGTCTGCTTCGTACTTATAATCACACATATCTGCTGTAACGGCTGTAAATGCTCCGGACATTTCTTGACGTTTGTTTATTGTACTAGCAATTTGTTGGCATTCAGGATCAACATCAACTGATGTAATATGACTAACATTTACTTTACTGTTAAAAATAAGACTAGCAAGTACTCCGTTCCAACCACCGTGTATTACAATTTTATTTTTAGTAGGCAAAGCAGACTCTTCTAATTGTTCAACTAACCAACGCTTACTACGTAGTTGTCCTTTCCAAAAACTTTCTAATGTTCGATACTTGTCTTCGCTATTCCTAATAGCGTCCATCCAAAACATAATATCTTCTAATTCAATTCTCATAACTTTACCTTTGGTATTTTGCTGTCTGCACTGCTTACACAGGTATCAGTAATGCATTTAGATGGTGCTTTAAACAGCGTAAAACCGTCGTACAGCGTGCCTAAAGGCTCTTCCGCACAACTGTATGCCCTCTTAACTTCTTCGCCGCGTATAATACAACTTTGATATCCTGCAGAGCAGTTCCATCCTTTAAAACGATTAAAGTCAAAAGCATTGAAACGCTCTGCTTGGTCCATATAGTAATCCTGAATTCCGTCCGTAAGTTTTATTTGGTAGACTTCTTCGTCTTCGACTTTTTGGGGGAATCCTTCTTGCATGATTTTGATTTGCTCTTTGGTATATCCTTCCACCACGTAGGAGGCAGTTGGGTCGGATTGAGGCTTGAGAGTGACATTAATACCTCTGGCGGCAAATCGTTCACAACGTTCGAATAGTGTTTCGAAAAGCGTTGGAACCATGACTTGATTAATTGTAACATATACACCACCTTTCATGAGTTGTAAGCACTTATCACCAAACTCTTGTTCATTTGCAAATTCGGCATGATAACTTGCTGTTACGCTTCTGCGTGATAGATTTGCTGTTGCATCAATAAACCTACCCCACCATTTAGATCCAGGCGACAAGTTTGTTGTCATATGTAAACTTTGGTAAGGTGCTTCTGTATCGCTACAGTAATACTCTACGAGTTCGCCAAAATTTTTGTATGCGGTTGGCTCGCCGCCTGAAAAACTGAAATGAAAATCTGTAAATCCGTTTGCTCTTGCTTGGCGTTTAATTTCATCAATCGTCTTAGTATAAATTTCAAAAGGTTGATGATCTGGCTTATCAGTATTAGCATAAGGCCAACAGTAACTACATTTGTAATTACAAAAACGTCCAAGGATCCAACTAACGTTAAACAACTTAGTGTCTAACATTGTTTTTTGTCCGAACTTAACTATGTCTTTAAATGGAATCTGCATAATCGTCAAATTGTTCCTTTAACCATTTAAAGTCATTAATCTTATATAACATTTCTTTATTGTCTTTATATTGTTCGCCCCAGTGCTTTCCTATTAGAGCACCATGAATAGCATATTTGCCGTACGGTCCGTTTCCTACTGTACACCAAGTTTCTAAACGTTTTTCTGTTTCTTCGTCTACTTGACCTTTAATAGTTCTACTTGCTAATTTTGCACATTCTCTAAATGCACTCTTCCAAGTTGAAAATTCATCAGTATCAAAAACAGTCATGTTGCTTACTTCAGGCATTGCTTTAAATTTACTACTAATACTAGTTGTCATGTCGGGTACGGTGGTGTCCATGTTCAGTGTGAGTGATCTAGGGAGAAGTTTAACACCACCGTATCCATATTCCAAGTTGTTTACAGGATTTAGACTTCTCCATACATGAACTGTCTCTAAATCCCACTCGGAAACCTCGTAATCAAAATTAAAATCGTTTTGAAGTACTGCATCGCCATCAACTACCCAAAACATTTTAGTAAAACATTTTTTAGCCGCAAGTACGTGTGCTTGATGGATTCCGTCTACATCTTTTACACGCTTGACCATAGGAAATTTACTTTTTAACATTTCAAAGTTTTGGTCAGCGTGGGGTTCTCCATAACTAATAAAAACTATATCATACATCTTACGTTATCCCTAATTTTATCTACTACTTCCTGATG